TTGGCAGGCCGAGGAAAAGGTGGTGGCCACCATGTCAACCGGCCTGACGACCTTTTGGCAGGCCAACCCCAGGGCGCTGAAGTGGTGGGCCAGGCTGCTCTGATGGGACAAAGGCTGTCCCACAAAAAAAACACTTGACGGCCTTTTCGCGTGGCGTTACGGTGCGTCTTGCGTTTTTTTGGTGTATTAGGGGAGATTATGAACCAAGCCTTATATTTTCTGAAAACGGCCAGATTTCTGGCCCAACGAAATATAACATTTAAACCACGAAAATCGCGGCCCTTGTTTATTCACTTTTTATTCACAGGTGGAAATACCGCTCGTTTCAGTTTTTCTAATGTTGCTCAAAATTAAAGAAGTGGCTGACAGGATGCGGGTTGAACCGCGAACGATAATCCGGCGCATCCATGAAGGCAACCTTCCGGCCATCAAGTTTGGTCGGTTTTGGCGCATCCGCGCCGATGCCCTGAACAATTACCTGGAGGAAAATGAAACCAACAACAAACCCCCATTGGGCGGCCTACCAGGCCGCGAGTGAAAAGTCGTTGCAGGCGCGAAAGCGGCGGCGGCCTTTCGAGATGAAGGACATGACCGGCATCTGCCGGTTGGTGTTCTGGACATTTGCCACCTGCACGGCGGCCATCATCCTGATGCTGCTGCTGTTCGGTTGGCGCTAAACAAAAACAACAACAAAAGGAAAAGAGAAATGTCGATAACAGTAACATACGACGAAAATGCCGGCAGCAAATCCGAATGGGAAAACGCGCCGACAGGAATACACAAGGCGACCTGCTGCGACCTGGTTGACCTTGGAAGGCAGGAAACCGAAAACGGCCCGAAACTCCAATGCGAACTGCACTTTGAACTGGACAAGGCAACGGCCGGCATTGTCGAGGCAACTGGCAAGCCGTTCACGGTTCGCACGAAGAGGTTCAACCTGCCGGAGAACGGCCGGCCGCTACATGAGAAGGCCAACCTGTTCAAGTTCCTCTGCTCATGGCGGGGCAGGCCCATCAAGAGCGGGGAAAACATCCCGCTGGATAAACTGGTCGGCATACCGGCGACGCTGGTGTTGACCACAAAAACCAGCAAGACGACCGGCAACGAGTACACGGCAATTGACACGCTGACGCCCAAGCGCAAGGAGGAACTTTTCCCCCCATTGTCAGGCGCCTACATACGACGCCAGGACAGGGACAACGCACCGACCCCGACGCCGGCCCCCGTGGCACCGACGGCCGCCCAGGCAACCGCGCCTGTGGCGGCCGACAGTCTCGACGAGGACGACGTTCCGTTTTGAGTCATGCCTTACCCCAGCAACCCCAACCCGCCGGCCAAGGTTGACGTTGATTTCTACAACCTGGCGCCCATCTTTTTTGACATAGAAACCGAGGCACTTTCGATGAAGGAATTGCAGGACGACCTGCCGTTTTTCAACGCGCCTTCAACCTATAAAGACCCCGAAAAGATTGCGGCCTATGTCGAGAAGAAGCGCCTTGAATATGTCGAGAAAGCGGCGCTCTCGCCGCTGACGGGGCGGGTGCTGGCCATCGGCATCAAGTCAACCAAGGACGGCCAGGGCGTGTTCGAGGGCGCCGAGGATTATCTGCTGGCCGAGTTCTGGAAGTATTTTAGGTTGAACAGCGAGGCCCAATGGGTTGGCCACAATACGCACAGCTTCGATTGGCCGTTCCTCATCAAGCGCAGTTGGAAGCTGGGTGTGCCTGTGCCGTCAGGAATCAAGGACGGCCGCTGGTATAGGCCCAACCTGCGCGACACCATGGAAATGTTCACAGGGGGCGGCTACGGCGAGCGCATTGGCCTGGACAGGCTTGGCCGATTCCTGGGTGTCGGCAGCAAGGACGGCCAGAGCGGCGCACACTTCGCCGAGACATACCACAGCGACAAGGAGGCAGCCATCGCCTACCTATACAACGACCTTGACCTGACCGAGGCCGTATTTAAAAAGATGCAATAATGGCCGACAAGGATTGTCCATACTGCAAGGGGCGGGGATACATCACGGTGGAGGCTGACGGCGGCGGGCCGGCCTATGCCTGCCCCGATTGTGCCGAACAAATGGAGGGCGACGAGGACGACGAACCTGAATAAATTTAGGGGTACAGAGCGGCCATTAAGACGCTGCCAGGGTTGTTTTGTGTTCTAGTATTATTACCCTCATTGATCGCCCCGACTTTTTGGAATGATTAAAACAACAACAGACGAACAACTGCGCGACAAATGGCTGGCCATGTTTCAGGCCGAGGCACACGCCAAATTTACGGCAGGAATAAAGGAACACAACCCTGACGGCACAAAGGGTATCGGCCGAATGAGCGTTGAACAGTTGGCCTGGGAGATGAAGAACGAGGCAATTGACCAATACTTTTACGCCAGCGCCCTGTTGGATGCTGTAGGAAGGGCCGACAGTTGACGGTTCATCTGCCAGACGATTGGCGCCGGTTCGTGACGGCCGCAGCGGCGAACGCCGACGCCGCCGAAACCAGGGAGAACCTGCGCCCCGACTTTTGGGTGCGCCATATAACGGCCGAGGCGGCGCTCAAGCTGGCCTTCAAGGTCGATGAACTGGAAGGATTCAAGGTTTACGTTTCCAACAACCCCGGCCTGGGCCTGATGGTGCCGGCCTGCCTGGTTGACCCTCCCGCCGACGGCCTGGTGCTGGTGTTGGCCGAGTACATCGACGCCGGCGCAGTCTTGTTTCATGGCTGGTGCAGGGACGCCTCCGCACGCGCACGATACGCGCCAAGGGCCGTCGTTGGGCGCGGGCCATTACTGCACGTCGTCCCGCTGAAGTGCCTGACCAATATGCGCGACCTTGCGCCGCTGCTGCAATGAACACCGTGGCGACATTGGCTGAACTGCCACCAACCGAATCGCGGCGCCCAGGTAAAACCCAGTTTGCAATCGACCCAGGAAAAAACGGAGGCATTGCCGTGCGTTACCCGTGCGACCAGGTGCTGGCCTTCCGAATGCCGGCAACCGAGGGCGACCTGCGCGACCTATTTGTGCGCCTCTACAACCCTGACAACCCGACCGTCGCCTACGTTGAGAAGGTCGGCGGCTATGTCGGCGGGCCAGGGGCGCCAGGCAGCGCCATGTTCAACTTTGGCCGCAACCATGGCTTCACCCTGGGCGTGTTGTCGGCCCTCTACATTCGCACCGAGCTAATCACGCCACAGCAATGGCAGAAACGCCTTTCACTTGGAACCAGCAAGGGAATGAAACCAACCGAGTGGAAGAACAAGCTGAAGGCAGAGGCACAGCGCCGTTTCCCTGACATGACCGTGACACTTTACACAGCCGACGCGCTGCTGATTTTGGAGGCTACGAGATAGCCCCACAAAAAAAGAGAAAATGAAAACGTACAACGTAAAAATAACCGGCACGACGGCCCTGCTGCAACATCGTTTTGACGAGAAGGCAGAGGCGTCACTAGGCAAAAGCACGCGGACAGTTGTCCGAAAAACAGAAACCCCCCGCAAAGCTGCGGAGCGAGTTTGCAACCAGGACAAGCAGGGCCATTATTATATGCCAAGCGCCTGCATCACGCGGATGGTTTCCGAGGCCGGCGCCAGCCATAAACTGACCGGCAGCCGTAAGTCGGCTAAATACGCCGTTTATGCGGCCGTGTTCATCCCAACCGAGACGCTGACCATATTGAACGGCGACGGGAAAACGCCTGCCGCTGATTTTGAGGTGGATTCCAGGCCGGTCGTCATTCCATCGACCAAAGGCCGAATCATGCGCCACCGGCCGCGCTTCGATGAATGGTCGATTGCTTTCCACGCACGAATAAATGACGACGTACTGCCGCCGGATTTTGTCCATCAACTGATGAACGAAGGCGGCCAGCAGATTGGCATTGGCGACTTCCGGCCGCAATGCCGTGGCCCATTCGGCACGTTCAACGTGGTTCATTGGGAGGAACTGAAGGAATAATTTTTAAGGCTAGGCATGGCAAGGCTCGGTGAGGCGAGGCCTGGCAAGGCTAGGCAGGGCAGGGAGGGGCGCGGCAAGGCGGGGCTTGGCAAGGCGAGGCTAGGTTCGGCTTTGCGAGGCAAGGCGAGGCAGGGAGTGGCGTGGCTTGGCAAGGACTAGGCTGGGCGTGGAGTGGTGCGGCGGGGAACGGCAGGCATTGGCAAGGCAAGGCAAGGTTTTTTTATTAAATGAAGATTGAACTGACAGCCAGCGAGATGGCCATCGCCAACGTGGTGGCAGCCATGCGGACGACCTGCAACAGGGCTGCCGGCATTGTTGAACGCAAGATTGGCAGCCATTCATCATACCAGATGGACGTTGACGGTTTCGCGGCAGAGTTGGCCTTTTGCAAGGCCATGAACCTGAACCCCGACCTGGCCATCACAAACCAATCCCTGACGCACGACTGCATTTCACGCAATGGCAAGACCATCGACGTCAAGACGACCCGCTGCGAGGGCGGCCGGCTCCTGGTTACGCCCAACAAGAAGGACAGCCAGACGCAGATTTATGTCCTGGTTGTAGGCACGCCGCCGGCCTTCAACGTCATTGGCTGGGCAACAAAGGAGGAGGTGTTTGATGCCAGGCACTTCCGCGAACTGAACGGCCGCTGGTCATATATTTTGGAGCAGTCACAACTGTCTAAATTTGTTGCCGACCACAAGTGCATTCTTTGATGGCAACAATTGAACAACTGAAGGCACGACTGCCGTTGCCCGACCTGCTCCGCGCCATGGGGCTGGGCGCCTATGCCAAAAAACTGTGCTGCTCGCCCCTTCGCAAGGACAACAACCCCAGTTGGGGCATTTACCAGGACGACAAGGGCTGGCATTGGAAGGACTTTGCCACAGGCGAGGGAGGCGATGAACTGGATTTCCTGCAAGCCCTCCACAAGTGCGATGCCAAGGAGGCGCTGACCCATTACGAGAATATGGTCGGCCTGCCGCAACCCCTGAAGCCGGCGACCGTCTCCATCGGCAAGCTGCCCGACCCAGGCGAGTGGCGCCAGGCCGTCGAGTGTCTGGCCGGCAACCCCAAAACCCTGGCCCATCTGGCCAAGTGGCGTGGCTACTCCAAGACGCTGCTGGCCGGCCTCATCGAGCATGGCCTGGCCGGCCTGGTCGGCGAGTCAATCGCTTTCCCCATCTATAACGAGGGCGGCGCCTACCAGGGGATGCACCTGCGAACTGAATCGGGCTGGCGCATCACCGGCGGGGGCAACGAACCTTGGCTGATAGGCAGCCACGACGCCGACAACCTGCACGTTTTCGAGAGTCAATGGGATGCCATGGCCTTCATGGATTCCCAGGGCTACGGCAACGGCTCATGGGAACCGTCACAGCACGCCTGCATCATCACCAGGGGCGCCTCCAATGCCCGAAAGCTGGAGGGGCGACTGCACGCGGTTCACCGAGTCTATATCTGGCCGCAGAATGATGATGCAGGCGCCAAATGGGCCAGCCAGGTGGCAGAAATGGCCACAGGCGAGGTTTTCAGGGTGAAAGTGCCTGAAGGTATCAAGGACGCGAATGATTGGCTTAAAAGCGCAGGCAGGGACGCATTGCAGACAGGGCTGGCCTATGCCAGGCCCATGGCCCGCGCAACCGACACAACCGACGAAACTGACACAACCGACAAAACCCCGGCCGGCCTCATCATCAAGGCGTACCCCGACCTGGCAGCCACGCCAATGGAAATCCCGCCCCAGGTCATCGACGGCGTGCTCTACAAGGCCGGCAAGATGATCGTCGGGGGAACCAGTAAGGGCCGCAAAACCTGGTCGCTCATGGACTTGGCCGCAGCAGTCGCCTCCGGCGGCAAATGGTGGGGCTTCCAATGCAACCTCGGCGACGTGCTGTACATCAACTTCGAGCTTCAGGAATTCCAGTTCAGGCAGCGGATGGAAGCCATCCTGAAGGCCCGCAAATGTAAGGATGCCTCCCGCCTTCATGTGCTGAACCTGCGCGGCAAGGCCGCCGATATGACCATTTTACGGCCCATTCTAGAAAAGGCCATCGCAGAGCGGGACTTCAGTCTGCTGATATTTGACCCAATCTACAAACTACTGGGCAGCCGCTCGGAGAATGACGCCAGCGAGATGGCCAACCTGATGAACGAGTTCGAGGCGCTGGCCGTGCAGTCAACTGCCGCCGTCATCTTCGCCCATCATTTCAGCAAGGGCGCCCAGGCCGGCAAATTCGCCATCGACCGCATGAGCGGCAGCGGCGTGCTGGCACGCGACCCCGACGCCATCCTGATCCTGTCCGAACACCAGGAGGACGATGCCTACATCTGCGAAACAATCCTGCGTGCCTTCCCGGCCCTGCCGCCCTTTGGCCTGCGCTGGGACTTCCCCCAACTGAAACCATGCGCCGACCTGGACGTCGAAGGAATACGGCAGCCTGGCAGGAAGAGGAAGTGCAACGAAAAACAACTGTTCGACCTGCTGCCCAAGGACGGGCTGAAGGCAGGCGATTGGATGGATCAGGCCAGGGAGGAATTCGGCGTAAGCAGGTCGCTGTTCTATGAATTGGTGAAGAAATTGGGCGACGGCGACATGGTGTTCAAGCACAAGGACGGCAGCTGGCAGCGTATGGTTGCGTTAAAATCCTAAAAATGCCCATAAAGACAACACAAACCCCTGAAAATCAACGGTTTGGCTATAAAACATGGAGGTGTCCAGAAATGGCTCTTGTGGCCTTTCTGGTACACCCTGGTTTTATTGGGTTAAATGCAGTCCAGAAATCCAGAATCTCTATAAGAGATGGATTTCTGGACAAAAGGAGAAAATCAACAACATGACGGCAAGGGAAATACTGGAGAAGTTTGGAGGCAAAAACCTGGCCGAGTTTGGCCCGACAGACCGACTGCCTGGCGGCTGGGTTGAAGTGGTGGCGACATGGCCTGGGCTGGGCAGGGAATGGCAAGACCATCCCCAAGTCAAAGCCTGGAGGCATCGAGGTAAATTTTGTGGCTGGGATAGGAGGGGGAACAGGCTGTGGACAGGAGAAGGCTGAACCATAGGGCGGCCGTGTTCGTGGATGTGGACGGCACGCTGCTGCTTCACAAGACCAGGCGAGTCAATGCCGACCTGCTGGCCAAGATAAGGGCCAAGCAGGGGCAGGTGGACTTTGTGCTGTGGTCAGCCAGGGGCATGGCCTATGCCAGGTCTTTTGCCCAGGCTGCCGACATAGAGGACTTGTTTTGTGCTATCGTGGCCAAGCCGACCTGCATTGTGGACGATGAGGGGCGGCTGTGGGATAGGCGAATCAAGGTCAATACGTTTGAATGATGCCGACGACAGCCTGGAGATGGCTGCCATGTACTTCGCTGGGGCTGTCATCGAGCAGGCCGTGAGGGACTGGCGCAAGGCAATGGCGTCGGGATTTTTAACCAGGGCGGGCCAGGTGGATGGTGAGATGATTCAGGCGTACTACAAAAACTCCAGCAACTACAAGCTGCCCACCTACTTCGATGGGCCGGCCGACCTGGAATCGCTGGTTAGTTTCTTTCATGGCGACGGTCTGGAAATCTGGCTGCGCTTCAGCGGCCTGCAGGTTGACCCTGATGTCGTCGTTTCTGGCCTGGATTGCATCCCGGCACGCAAGGCCAAGATTGGCCACCTGCTGAAGGACGAAGCTATGCAGTCTGGCAATTACTTTGTCGATATGCAGGGGGGAACGCTGTGACGTTTAACAGTTTGCAACTGATAATTAACAGCCGACATACCCCCCCCCAAAGGAATCTTTTTAACGTTACTG